ACTGGATCACAAGGTACCAACTGCTGTCCTAAGCCTGTTGGCATCTGTAGCTCCACTTCCATTCGTTGATTGATACTGGCCACATTGAAACCTAGAACCTTGGAATTAACCGAACGATACACGTCCTTATAATCCAAGATTCCTTCTGCTGCTGTGCATAAGCAAAAGGCAATACTGCCTCCCGCTTTACTACACGTAACAAACATCCTAAGGGATTCAAGGTCTACACCTTTGAACCCTACAAGTGCTAGTTTCAGCAAAGTAGCCAATTCTCCACCTTTGATAGTCGTGTCCTGTGTTCCATCCCAGTCTGTATGTGAACTTATCGTTATACCTGAAAAGTTTCGCCTAATTGACAAAGGCTGACTAGACGGCAACTGAACCGTGTTGCTGTCTGTCGGTAATACTCGTACCATCTGCTCTCCATCATTTGTTGTACCAACCTGCTTCGATGTAATGTCGGTCATGGTTGATATCGGACCTTGCTGGGTTTACTAGCTTACAGATCCTCGTAAAGGGGAAGCTCTGTGTCACCTAATTTGTTTCCATCGGTAACACTGTTATTTGCCATCGAGCCTCCAACTGAGTAATCTATGCCTGTAGCTGCTAACCACACATCTTCATCAACTGCTGCCACTGCATCCCATCCGAATTCATGATTTATGTGCAATTCTCTTCTGGCATTCATCAGTAGTCTTGTCAAAATCTGATGTGCATCGCTCATTTCAGGTGTCATTATTTCATGAACCAAGTCGCCTAACCTATACGCCAATGTGAAGTCCAAAAAGTAACCACGAGTCACCTCTGCAAGGTGACCTGCTTCTTTATGGACAAGCAATTTCATTAGCAATAGTTCTGGATCCTTGATCATAAGACCTTTCTTCTCGTAATATCCGACAAACGAACCTCCATCAGTCCTCACGACAATTTTCTCTATAGCTCGCTCGAACTGCTCCCAATACGCGTAGTCTGGATTTTGCGTCAGTGCCTTGTAGCACAGGAAATCATCCCCTCCTTTCTTACACGGGGTTCCTGGTGTTATGTTGTACTTTGCCGCAATCCTGGCCACATTTCCTGTTGAATTGCTCAAGAACGTCAACAGCATTCCCGAGAACGTCATCA